TAATATTAATAATTCCGCGTTTAATTGTTTTGCTAATGCCGTAGCCCGGTCTGCATCTTTTGCAGCTATAGCATCATCTAGTTCTAGCATTAATTGTTTAACTAATAAACGCTGTGCATCATTGGCTAATTGTGCTTTTTGTTGTTGAGTAGCATTTTCGCCTAATTTTGCTATGGCTTCTTGATTAGCCAATATAGCCGCTTGGTTTTGTATTTTGTCTAAATCAAATACGTCCTCGCCCTTGCCTAATGCTAATGCGGCTTTATCTAATGCTAATTGTATTTGTTTTTGTTTAGCCTTTTCTTTTTCGGCTGCAGCCTGTTTTTTACTTAACGCCAATAATTCTTTAGCACGTTTGGCGGCTTCGGCTTCGGCTTTTTTGCGTGCAGCGTCTATTTTAGCTTGTGCGTCTGTAGATCCGGAAATAGTCATAGGTGTACTAAAGGGTTTAGGCGCTAATCTTTGAGCTTCTCCCATACCTTGTAATATTTTTAAATATGCGCCAATAACCGGTATATTGCCTACATCAAATAGAGATACGTTTGCAGCACCAGGTAAGGTATTTAATGCGCTTGTTAGTGTAGATATACCTGTAATAACGTCTGCGATTTGTGTACCAAAATTTTCCATAGCTTGAGTAGCGCCACTTATGCCATTATCACCGGCTAATAAAGCAAAACTATCTACAAGGCTTTTACCTATAGTTTCTTGCATATTATCAAATGACACTTTTAATAAATCTATTTTACCTGCATAAGTATCTAGCCGAGCTTGATTTTGTCCACTAAATTGAGCATTTAATTTAGCTTGTATTTCCTCAAAAGATGCCGTTTTTAGTTCGGCTTGTGTTAAACCTATATTGTATTTAGTTAAACCCTTTGTATTACCTAAAAATGCTTTACTTAAATCGCTGGCTACCGTTACTAAATCTACACCGCTGCCGGCCGCAACATCTAACGCGGTTTTTAATAATTCTTGTGATTTATTTACGCTACCGGTAGTTGTTAATAATTTTTCAAACGCTGGCCGTAATTGAGTATCTGCTACCCCGCTTAGGGCTTCTAGATCGCTTATAAAGGTTTTTACCCGTGTGTCCTCAAAACCTAAGCCTAAATTATAAATAGTTTTATTTAATTTAGCTGCTGCAGCTTCATCTTGTATAAACGCTTTTGCAGCCGCTTTACCAAAAGCTACTACTGAACCAACACTAAAAGCTATGCCAAAGGATTTAGCTAGATTTTTTACACCATTTTGTAATTTAGTAGTGCTACTTTCGGCTTGTTTAAATGCTTTTTTGCCTGTAAATTCTGAGCCGATATTAATGGCTACATCTGTTTGTAACGCCATTATGCAGCCTTTCTACCTTTTTTAACTAATTCAAAATTTTGTTTACTGGTTTCTATTGCTTTTAAAACCGCTGCGTTAGTTTTCCCGCCGTCCTCGGCCCAGGCTCTAAATATTGCGCGGCCTTTCATTTTACGAGTTCTACGCCCTGGCCCATTTGTATTAGCAGCTGCATCTACTATGCGCCCGGTAGCATCTAAAGCGTCTATAAACTGTTTACCGGCGTTAGGATTTAGACTCTGTGAGTATTGTTTACCGCTGGCTCTTTGTGTGCCATACACGCCATTTTTATAACTTAAAACCATAGGCCCAGGTGTTCTACCATTAGGATTTAAACGCCCGGCGGTTTCATAAATAGCACCTGCAGCGCTGTAATTAACAATACGGGCCAAAGCTCTAAAACCTTTGTTATTAGGTTTACTAGGCGTAGTTTTATAACCTATATTTGATACGGCTTCCCGGTAATCATATTTAGGAAATGCTCGGTAATTAATTGTATCCTCGCTGCTAAGCGGCCTACTCCAGCCACTTAAAATCGTACTTGGTATAAAACCTTTAGCTTTAGCTGTAATTGGTCTTAATAGAGCGCTTAATTCTTTTTGTAATTGTTTAGATAGATCGGGTGCAAATTGCCGTAATGCTTTACGCGCCTCTATAGCGCCTTTTATTTCGGTTGGCATTTTGCACCTCCTTAGCTCTATCGGTTAAAACTTTTAACACGTTTTTAAACATTACATCATCTAGATCTAATAAATACTGGGGCGCTATCCCGGTTTCTACCGCAATTTGTGCGATTAGATAACCAAAGCTACCGCGCCCCACTATTCCAAAGGGTCATCATCTAAAACCTCAACTTTCGCCAAAGTTTCTAGAAAATCCGCCCCAAACGTTTTTACTACCTCGCCGCTTGTGCGTAAACACTCCCACGCAAGCCAGTACACATCACTTTGTTTTTCATCATCTCTAAAGGCTTTGTGAAAACCTTTTTTTGCATACAACTCAAAGGCGTACTCAATACGCGGCGTAATCTTATGCTCGCTTACGCTGCCGTCTGCCCTTGTTATTTTGAGTTTTGCCATTATTTGCCCCTTTGTTTGGTTATCAGCTTGTGGTAATTACTATAGGTGAATTACAGGTAAATGTAATGCTTTGTGTGGAAATATCGCCGACAGCTCCGTTAATATCTGTAGTGTTATTGACTAAAACTGTGGTGCTATAAAGCGGGTTAGTAGCTGACGTAGCCGCGCTAGTTTGCTTTAGCGTAAGGGCTACAGTAGTGCCCCACGCAGCTTGCAAAGTTTGTAATACGTTGCTGGTAGCAGTATCATTTAGAAAATCTAAAGTAATAGTGCTAGCCTCTAAACCCTTAACAAATTTGTGCGCGGTATCGCCCATAGCTGTTACCTCTAGCTCGTCAAAGCTACGGTTAATAGTTGCACTAGTAACGTGATCCGATAAGGCTACGCTATTAAGCGTTACTACTACGCCGTTAGATAGGAAAATTGCCATTTTTTATACCTCTGTTTCTTGTGTGGGTGTTTCTGCCGGTGTTTCTTTTTCTTTCTTTGTTTCTTTAACCTCTTTAGGCAATTCTTGGCCTATCTTGATTAAGAACGCTTTTTCTTCGTCTGTAAGTGCCATTTTAGCTCCAGCTCGTTAGTACGGATATTTGTAGATCACTTGTAAGCAAGTCGCCGCTAGGTAAAGTTAAAACGCTAGGTGCGGTTACAGCTGTAACGTTAAATACCAGGTTACTAGCTGCTAACTTTCCAAACACGGCTACTATCGTATCCTCTATGCCTTGTAAATTGCCTTCATTTGAAAACATAGGTACGGTCATAATAATTTTAAAATTAGCCATAGGCGATATAGCAGAATAAGAATTATTACTAGGCGTAATGTATGGATCTGCCGGGGCTACTACTACGCTATTAGCTACGATAGTGCTGGGCGGATAACTAAAGGTACTCCACACAGCATTATTAGCTAAAGCATTAGCAATAGTGCTACGTAACGTTGTTATTGCAGCCGCTGGCATTAGCCCACCATAGAGTTAGGCGCTAAGTATGGCGCTAATAAACCGCGTATAGATGCCATAAGGGTATTAGACATTTTAAAAGGGCTAGGGCTGTAACCGTCCACGCTTACGCCGCCATTTTGTGTGCTAAAACGGCTAGTCCATATATTTTCAGCCAGCATAAGCGCAGCTGCATTTATAGCCGGTGTATTGGCATACTGCGTAGTTTTTGTATCGTCACCGGTCATAGTGCCGCTAGGTACTACGCGTCTGAAATTTTGATTAGCTGCGGTTTTTGCATATTGGATAAAACTATAACCTTGTGGATATTGATAATAATTAAGTTGAAAATTAAAAGCCGGCAAAAGATTAGTAGTACCAGCGCTAAAGGGTACTGTGCCGGTAATGGTATAACTACCGTTAAATGTAGCGCCAGCCCCGGCTACGGTGACGGTTTGGCCCGTAGTAAATAGGCCAGGGTTGGCTATCATGACCGTAGCTACATTATCTACTAATGCAGTACCCACTACGGGAGCAACATCAAACCACAAAAAACTATTTATTAGATCTTGTGCCGCCTGACAGGTATCCTCTATCCAGGTGTAATTATCGTACAAAGTGCCTACGCCTAATGATGCTTTTAGCGTTGCGGCGGTTACGTATGTAGCTGGCATTTTGTACCTTCCTTTGTAGGTCTGCTAGAGCCAAAGGGCTAAGGCCCTAGCAGACTATTAGTTAGTTATTATGCTTTTTGGTACTTGATAATGCCATTAGGCATTTTGGCAATAGTTGCCATAAAGCCATAAATAGCTACCTGTACTTGTAGGTTTGAAACTACGTTTACGCTCATATAAGCCTGTGGGCTACGGTAAACAGTAAACGCCTCCGGCGCTAGAATAATTGCGCTGTTATCATCAAAAGTAGTAGCGCTAAAATTCTTATCTACATATAGATCAAGGCCCAATACTGAACCCCGGATAGATGTAGGTGCTACCTGTCCAGCTGCGTTCATTGGTTGCAACGCTGTAAATACTGGGCGCTTTGTAGTGTCTTGTGCTGAAATAAGCGCGCCCCATTGTGCAGGATTTGCTAGGTAATTAGTTGCAAAATAACCAGTATTTGTATAAATGGTCTGTGCGCCTTCAGCTGCAAAATCTACAATACCGTCAAGATCTGCGGTTGTAGCTGTGCCGTTCATACCAGCGGCTAATAGTGCGGTTAGTACAGCGGTATCAATAGTTTTCAAATAAGCATTTTGGAGCTGAGCTGTCAATTCAGCGTAAAAATTCGGATCTGACCGCTCTAGGAGCTCAACGCTAAGCGTATTCATACCTGAGTACTTGGACACAGTTCCAGATAAATAAGCCGTTACCATGCCAGTATTTTGAACAGCGCCGCCCTCAGCCTCTACGGTTACTACTGGGGCTACACCTGTGCCGCCTCCAGCTGACGTAACCAGGCTAGGCACTTGGATAGTCATGCCGCTAGCAGGGAGCGTACCTTGTGAGCAGGCATCAATAGCGGGAGTACCAAAACGAGTATTAGTTACAAACTCTGTTAGGTATTGTGTAGGTGAAAACGCAGGGTTTGTAGAAAAATCGTCATCTGCGGCGGTTACGTATAGCTTGCTATCCTCGTTACCGAGTGCAGCTTTAATTTTGTGCTCGGTGTATGCGCCCATATTTGTAATAGGTGTGCGTACACGCTGAGAATTTAGCACGCTAGGCTTAATAATTTTACGTGCTGCCTCTACTGGCTCTTTCATTTCGTCCTCTTTTTCATAGGTAACGCTGTTGAGCGTTACAGTAACGCCGTCCGGCAGATAAGCTGCCTCCGCCGCCATTTCCTCGGGGTTTTTATCCACCGTGTTATCTCCTTTGGCTTCTTGTTGGTTTGGATCTACTGCATTTTGATTAGCAGCAATATTTAAGACCGCAGCACTTGCAAACGCTGCAGTTTCTACCAGGGATACCTCTTTTAAAGTAGCTGATAAAACTAATAAATAATCTTTTTCCTGCCGTGAGTCCTCTACTTCTACACCCACGCTTAAACCGTCCATTAATTGCTCTTGTGCTAATAAAATTGCATCTTGACCGCGAGTACTAGCACTTACTTTAAAGCTGCCGTATAAACCGGCTTTATTACTGGTAACACTTTTCATACGTCCTACAGGTTTACTGTTATCGTGCTGCATTAACAGTTTTACTTTATTAGGATCGGGTACGTTAATAGAATTTTCTGCAAAAACTACAGGGCCAGCACTTGTATAGCCCACTTCACCGTAAGGCGCGATTTTGCCGCTAATAACCCGGCGCTCACTATTATCTACTGCCTCAATATTTCCGCTAAACGTTAATATCATTTCTTGGCCTTTCATTTAATCCGGTAGGGCTTAATTCCTCCATGCTTTGAGCTTGTTCTAGATCTATCAAACCTAGATTTAACATTTTTTCTATAGCTTCCAAACGCGCCAAAGTATCAGCGCGTAAAAACGTTTCGTCTAACGCAAAACGCACCTGATTACCGCGCCTTGTTATATCGTCCATACTGAGCCTATTTTCAATAGCGCTAATAAATGGCTGTAATGAGTAGGCTACAAATTCTTTACGCCCGTCTATGATATTTTGATACGTCATAGAGTTATTCATATCTGCGCTTATGTAGTACGCCGGTACGTTCATCAAACGCGCGATTTCTGTAGCTAAATACTGTGATGCCTCGTTATACATCATCTCTTTAGGTGAATAACCTACAGTTTGATAATCCAGGGTGCTAGTTAAATAAGCGGTGCTGCGCGAATTACGCGCGGCCTTCCAGCTAGCTAGCAAGCCTTGTATTTGTGCCTCCGGTAGATCCGCACCACTATTTTTAATAAAACCTGTAGCCATAGGTGTAGCAGCTGCAACGCTGGCGGCTTTTTGAATATCTAAAGCCGCTTGAATTGTGCGGCCTCCAGTTTCTAATACACCTGGTAATAAACTTTGAAAAGTAACAAGAGATCCAACACCTGACATAGGCGCACGCACGCCATTTACCGAGTAATAATCTACTTCATCTCCATATTGATCGGTGGTAACGGTGACGCGAGTATTAGCTACCCACTCAAAGCCGCTAGGTCTGCCGTCATCTTCATACAAAGACGTAACACGCCAATAAGCCACCCCGTATAACAAAAGGCTATCTACGGTGTAACTAATCGTTACGCTGCGCGGTTGTCTAATATCCGGCTGTTCAAGCCATACAGGAGTTTGTAATTTACGGCCTGTACTTTTTTGAATTAACTCTAGATCTATACTGGCAATTACGCCGCAGATTAAATTACGGCATCTAGATACGGCGGGTACTTGTAAAGCTAAATATCTATCAATAAACGGTACGCCGTTAGTGTTATAAATACCGCCAAAACTATAAACACCCGCCCCATAATTTTGAGTCATTATGGCGGGTGCTAACTGTGCCTCTACGTCTTTTTTACGTAAACCTAAAGTTTGCAGTAATCCCATAGGGGCATTATTGCCTAAATGTCAAGCATAAGTAGAGAGTTACACCTGGGCGTGTCTAAATGTAAACTTTTGCCTCTGCTACAGGTTGCGCCAAAATATGAATAACCATAGCTAGGCCTATCGGTATATCTACCGGGCCAGCTGATTTACGGCGCACTATGCGCCATGCGTCCGGGGTTTGTTTAGCGGCGCAGTTTGCCATTTGTTGTATTAATAGATCTTGTCCACTATGGCGCAAACGGTCATTTACTAAAGCGTCATACATATCACCGCAGGCCTGATAAAAGCTCTGTCCGGATACATCTCGGGTTTGTATGCCGGCATTTTGTAACCTTTGAGCAATACTGGCCGTAGTGTATTTGTCATAACAAACTAAACGCGGGTAATAGAGATCTGCCCATTTTTTTATACTTGCAGCCATGAGTACCTCATCTATGGCTACTTGTGAGCTGTAGGTTTCTAATACCGCTACCCCTATTTTGCCGTTAGGCAATAATTGCCCCATTACTAAACTTGCATCACGGCGGCTAGGGCT